TTCTTCAGAAACTAATGAAATAATTTTATCACAAGTTTCTGGAATTTTTCAATCTGGAGAAACAATTCTTTCTGAACTTGATGGAACATCTACGCCTTATAATTTTATTGAAGATGATGGATCTATTGCGTATTTAAAACCAGTATCATTTGGTAGTGGATATACATCGGCTAGTGGAGTAACAATTAATATTAATGGAACTAATGTAACTTCTGCAATTGGATATTCAAATATTACATTATCAAACAATCAGTTAAGATCTATTAAAATTACAGCAGCAGCTCGTTTAAGTATTGGTAAATTTGATACATCACCTACTGTTTCTATTACTTCTTCTTCTGGTTCTGGAGCAAGTTATATTGCAGTTTTAAATAAAAATAATGTAATTAATTACGATTCTTCTTTAATCAAAAGTTTTTTTAATTCTAATACTGGAAATTCATTTACTGGTGATATTTCATCTCTTCAAGATACTTTTAATGTTGCTGGTGGAGCAACATTCAGTGCTGTGGAAAATTCCTATTATATAACTTCAGATAATTTAAATTCAAGACCAGATTTTGATCTTGTGAATGGTGATATTATTAAAATTACTGATGATTCTGGAACAATAAGAAAATATTTGGTCAAATTTGCAACAAAATCTGGCACTTCTTCAACAGCAAGAATTTATGTTTATGGTTTTATATTGAGTAATTTTACCGCCAAAACTGTAGAACGTTTGAGATCTAAACTAAATGGTGTTTCTGGAAATACTCTTCTTCTTCCATTACCAAATAAGAATGTAAAAACTACAATTCTTGATCCAAATAACACTAATATTAATTATACTGTTCAAAGAGAATTTTTAGGAAATCTTGATGGATCTGGTACAATAACTCTTTCAGTTGGAACTAATGAAACATTTTTATCATATTCTTCAAATAATTGGATTTTTGCAAATCCTCAAACTGGAGATTTATTAGATCTTAGTGGAGCAGTAACTCTTGGTAGCAATGCTCAATCTGCAACTATTAATCTAGGTGCATCATTTGCAACTCTTGCATATAAAATTATTGCTCCCGTAGTAAAATCAGATACAGCACCGAAAACAAAAACTTTGATTGAAAATCAAGAATATCAAATTTCAACAGGATTTTCATATTCAACAATTCCACTTAATTATGCTGATGGATATAAACTCAAAGGTGTTTATATGTCAGCATCTTCAGCAGATGCAACTGCAAATGATGTAGACATTACAGATAGATTTATTTTTGATGGCGGCCAAAGAGATACTCATTATGATCTTGCAAGATTAATTAGAAAACCAGGAGCAATTGTTCCCACAAATAAAATGCTTGTAGTGTTTGATTATTTTAAGCATATTGGTTCAAGCGGAACTGGAGATTATTTTACTGTCAATTCTTATACATTTACAGATAATTTTACATATAAAAATATTCCAGATTATAATTCTAGTGTATATGGAAAAATTTCATTGCGTGATGTAGTTGATTTCAGACCAAGAGTTTCTGATTATACTGGGCTTAATACTGAAACAGTTCTTCCTGGGTATAATGGATTTACTACAATTAATGCATTAAAATTTAATGGAACTGGTTCCGCAATTTCTACATTTCCTTTATATGGAACTTCTTATTACACTGGTTATGAATATTATTTGGATAGAATTGATGCTCTTTATATTACTAAAGATGGCACATTTAAAGTTTCTAAAGGAACTCCATCTTTAAATCCCCAAACACCAGCAGAACTTTCTGATGGTTTTTTATTATATTATTTCAATATTCCAGCATATACTTTTGATTTGAAAGATATTCAAATTAAAAGTATTGACAATAAACGCTATACAATGAGAGATATTGGAAAGCTTGAAAAAAGAATTGAAAAATTAGAATATTATACTGTATTAAGTTTACTTGAACAAGATACTTTTAACACTCAAGTTAGAGATTCTTTAGGAAATGAAAGATTTAAAAATGGCGTTTTAGTAGATAATTTTGAAGGTCATAATGTAGGAAATACAAATTCTCTTGATTATTCTTGTTCGATTGATACTCAAACTGGAGTTTTGAGACCATCATATTATGCATCTCAAACTAAATTGATTGAAAAAAATCTAAATGATTCTCAGAGAATTGCAAATGGATATCAGAAAACGGGGGAATTATTAACACTTCCGTTTACAGAACAATTAACTGTAAGTAATCCATATGCAACAAAAACAATTAATATTAATCCAGGAAAATCTTCTAAGTTTTCTGGCATATTGACTTTAGACCCCGCTATTGATGAATGGAAAGATACTGATAGATCACCAGAATTAATTGTAAATGAAAATTCTATATTTGATACCATTCAAAATAATAATAGTAATCTTTGGGGAAGTATTTGGAATGAGTGGCAAATTCTTTGGACAGGAACTCCAAATTATGCATTAAATAATTCTTCTGGAACAACTCAATTTAATTCTACAGTTACATCTGTAATTAAAGGTAAAACAAGAACAAGAACTAGAAATGGTACTCAAAATAGATTAACGCCATATGGTTCTCCAAATTCTTCTGTACAACAAAGAGTAGTATCTAATGCATATATTCCATATGCTCGAACAAATGTTGTTAAATTTGTAGCAAAGGGATTAGAACCAGGAACTCGTCTATATGCATTTTTTGATGGTATTGAAGTTTCTTCTTGGGTAAATCCAGATGATGTTACGGGAATTACAACTCCATTTACTGGAATTGCTGGATATGCTGAAAAAGGATTTGGTACATCAATTATTACAGATACCAATGGAAATGTTAGTGGTATTTTCTTAGTTCCAGCAGGATATGCTCCAGCAGCAGGTAAAAAATTATATGATAGGGAAATTTCTGCAACAACATTTTATAATACTTCCAGCACACCAAGAAACTTTACTACTGGAGTAAAAACTTTTAGATTAACATCTAGCAATACAAATAGTTCTTCTAATTCAGACGTAAAAACATTTGCTGAAACTGAATATGTAATTTCTGGAGCGCCAAATAATAATCAATCTACAAGATCTGCTAATATTAGTAGAAATTCTGTAGATACAAATGATACAGTTCAAACTATCAATGGTGTTAGAGTAAATATCAATCAAGATGGATTATTAGATCCACTTGCTCAAACATTTACCATTAGTGGATATGAAGAAGGATTATTTGCATCTAGTATTGATCTTTATTTTAATTCTAAAACAAATTCTTCTGGTGATGATACGGACAGACCAGTATCAGTTTATCTTACAGAAACCTCTGCGGGAATTCCCACAAGAAATATCATTCCATTTAGTCAAACATCTTTAAATCCAGATACAATTCTTCGCATTAAACTTGGAAATGATGTTCCTACTGGAATTACATTTAATGCTGGAGAAACAATTACTGGAAAAACTTCAGGTGCCACTGGAACTATAAAAACAAATCTATCTGTATCCTCAGTAAACACTAGATATAATTTAATTCTTTCCAATCATAATGGAATAAGTTTTATTGCTGGAGAAGAAATTATACTTAATCGTTCACCTTTGATTACATCAACTAAATTTTATATTGATCAAGATTGTGGTATTGTAGAAAAAATTAGAGTTACTAATTTTGGTTCGGGATATTCTTCAAATTCAACTACTATTTCTATTACTGGTGATAATGGCGGATCTTTTGGCAGTGTTGCAACTGCATCTGCAAAAATTTATAATGGCAAAATTTATGATATCACAGTGACTAATAATGGATCTGGATATTATACTTCACCAACAGTAATCATTACTGGCGGCGATACCCTCGCCACTGCTGAATCTGTAATTAGAATTACAAATCCTTCAGTAAAAATGGGCATTTCTACTTCATCAAATGCTACTGCAAAAACAAATTTTAAATTTCCTTCGCCAGTATATCTTGAAAATAATAAAACTTATGCATTGATTGTAAAAAGTTCTTCTCCTGATTATCAACTTTATAGTTCAAAAGTTGGCGATCAATTATTGAATAGTATTGTTGTTGCTTCAAATCAACCAAGAGTGGGATCAATTTATAAGGCACAAAATTCCTTTTCCTTTATTGAAGATTCTTTAGAAGACCTCAAATTTACAGTAAATAGATGCGTATTTGATACTAAATCAACTGCTACTGTAGAGTTGGTTAATAGTGAAATAGAATATGTAAGTTTGCCAAATAATCCAATTTTAATTGATAATACTCTGGGAATTTCATCATTGTTTGGATCTAACCAAAAAGTTGTTAGAATAAATCATCCAAATCACGGCATGAAAACAGGAGATACTGTAATACTTTCCGACATTATTGGTACTGGATCTCCTTCAAATATCTATGGTGTTCCCGTAAGTTTATTAAATGGAATTCATTCAATCAGTAATGTAGGATTAGATGAATATTGCATTTTAATTGATTCTACACTTTGGAATACTGCTAATGTTGCAGTAACTGGTTCTGGTTCTGGTGGTGGAAATTATGTTCGTGCCACCACCAATAAACTTTATCAAATTATTCAATCACAAATTGAAACTCTTTCTTTCCCATCAAGTTCAATTTCTCATAATATAAAAACAATTTATGGCAAAGCAGTTGATTCTTCTACATCTAATGAATATTCTCTTGCAACTTCTGTAGAAATTTCTCCAGGTGATAATTATTATTTTGATGATAGCAGAGTAATTGCTTCCAAAAATAATGAAATTTATAGAGGTCTTACTTCAAGTTCTGGTAAGAGATCTATTTTATATTCACTTACAATGAAATCTAATAGAGATAATATTTCTCCAGTAATTGATGTGAATAGAACTAATATCATCACAGTTGGATCAAGAATAGATAATCCTACTGGAAATGAAGATAGATACGGTGCTTCTTCACAGACATTAATACTTCCAACTTCTTCTGCATATACAATTACTAATACTACAAAAACTATTAAATCGGCTATTGTTAGTTATTCAACATCTAGTGGTGGCAATTTTGTAAATACAGTAGATAGTAATACTAGAGTTACACAATCTTTATCTGGAGCATCTGCACAAATTGTTAGTGTAGATTTGGCAAATAAAAAATTAAAATTAATTGATATAATTGGTGATTTTGTTGCTACTTCTCCCATTACACAAGGATCTGTAACTACAACTCCAACTTCTTTTGTAGTTAAAAGTGGTGTGATTATTGGTTGGGATTCTGGAACTGGATCATTAAAACTTAAATTAACTTCTCCAACAAAATTTGAAGTTGGGGATATTGTAAATGACAATGATGCTGGAACTTCTCCAGTTACAGGAAGAACTGTTTCTGCTGTCTCTAACACTGGAGGATTTCTTTTTGTTCCCGATACAAATCCATATGGAAGCTCCGCTGCTTCAAAATATGTAACTAAAGAAGTTGTTCTTGATACACCAGGAACAGCACTTAATTGCAAAATTACTGCAAATCTGTTTAATAATACAGATATTAAAGTTCTTTATAAAATTAAACCAGATGGAAGTACAGCTGATATGAATAATATTAATTGGCAATATTTTAATGTAACTGGATATTCTGATAATGTTGGAAGTATAATTCCAAGCAATTTAGAAGCATTATCTCCATCATCAGAAGATCTTGATTCTTATATTGAATATTCTTATACTGCATCTAACTTAAAACCATTTAAAGCATTTGCCATTAAAATTGTATTTACTGGATCTAATCCAGCACTTGCTCCACGTCTTGAAGATTTAAGAGTAATTGCTAATTCATAATGGATAGATTGAAAGTAGAAGGTCATAGTAATCTTTATCGTGATCTTAATAGTGGTGCTGTGATTAATTGTAATCGTGATGAATATGACCTTTATATAAAAGCAAAAGCAAATAGAGAGAATATGATAAACGAGATAAATACTTTGAAGCAGGAACTTGATGAAGTCAAGCAATTATTAAAGAAAATTACCGATGACAATTAGACAAGTTTTATTAAGCAATACTTTTGAACAACAACGTCAATTAATTAATTTAATTGGTACGGATATTGGTGATTGTCAATATTTGGTGACTGCAGATAAAACAATTGTAGGTTCAATTGATGGTGTAGTTGCTGGCGCAGTAACTCTTTCTGGACAAACCATTCAACTTAAAACTGGTACTAAATCTTTACCATCTTTATCTTTTGATAGTGCAGTTGATTTAGGGATTTATAAATTTGATTCCACTACACTAGGAGTTAGTAAAAATTTATATGTTGGCGGTGATATTACTGCTGATGGAAATATTACTTTTAAAGCTGGTAATGATACTAATGGCACATTAACATTTGGCGATTTAAATACTGATAATATTGTTTTCAATGCAGATTTAAACTCACACATAATTCCCAATCAAGATAATACTTTTGATTTGGGTAGTACTAATCAAGGATGGAGAAACTTATATGTTAATACTACTTCCTTTCTGAATACATTAAATGTTTCTGGAACAGTCACTATTTCTGGAAATGTAAATATAAATTCAGGTGTAATTGATACTATAGCAACTACGGGATATGTTTTTAATTATAATGCAACAACTATCAATGCCTTTGGTGCTAGTACTAATTTAAATATTGGCGCAACTACAGGAGTTTGTACTATAAAAAGTCCTACAATAATTGGATCTCAAACAACACAAAATCTTTATAATACCGTAGCAACTACTGTGAATGCTTTTGGTGCGGCGACTGACATTACTATGGGTTCTGCTACTGTTAGTGGAACATTTAGAGTCAGAAATTTAGCGTCGTATTTTGATGGTACAGTTAATGTAAATGGTGGTGAAATTTTATCATCAGTTAATAATTTTAAACTATTAGCTAATAATAGTGGAGTTAATATTGGTTCTTCTATTGGAACTGGAACAACAACAATTAATAATTCATTTCAAGTAAAAGGTTCAACAATTGATTTGACAAATCAAGGTGTCAATATTACAGTTAAAGATAATATTAATCCAGCTTTAAGTATTAAAGAAGGTTCAAATAGTTACTTAGATTTTCAAACAAGTGATGGGTTTGAAAAAATTATTGCATATAAAAATTTAAATCTTTTGGGTAGTTTAAGTGGTACTTCAGCATCTTTTACTGGAAATTTAACTGCTTCTGGCGTCACAGTTAACGGTGATTTGACAGTCAATGGAACTACAACTACAATTAATTCTACCGTATTAAGTATTGACGATCTTAATATTATTCTTGCTGATGGTGCAGCAACATCGGCCTTAGTTGATGGTGCTGGAATTACATTAGGAACAACAGGAATTACTTTCACATATTCTAATACAGGAACTCGTTGGTCATCAACAGAAAACTTAAATATTGCAAATACTAAAACTTATCAAATTAATGGAACTACTGTTCTTTCAAGTACTCAAGTTTTAGGAAAGGGGTTTACTAATGCTGCGGGAGAAATAGTCACAACTGATGGAACACAGACATTATCTAACAAAACTTTAACCACACCAACTATTTCTAGTATTGTAAATACTGGAACATTAAATTTACCAACTACTAATGATACTTTAGTTGGTAGGGCAACATCCGATACACTTACAAATAAAACTTACGGCAATTCAAGTTCAACTACTGATGCAGATGCTACAGTAGATTCAGCAACCACTTCATATTATGCATATGTACAGAGTGCCACTGGTACTGCAAGAACAATTAATATCAGTAATCTTACCGCAGGTAGAGTTATTACACTTTATTTAAGAAATACTAACGCCTCCACAAAACAAATTAATATTACAGCTAGTACAACAACCACAGGATTTGCAGCAGTAAGTTTATCTCCAGGTTCATCTGCTGGTGGTGCTAGTGTTACTTCAGTTACATTAGCAGCAACTTCTGGCACTGCAGTTGTAACGGTATTTAATGCTAATAGTACAATTGGAGGAAGCATCGCATAATTCGTTCTTGACAACTCTTATAAATTATAGTATGATGTGTCTAACCCCCTTATGGTTTTTATGAGTAAAAAGAAAATATTATGGTTAGGTGACTGTGTTATTCCAAGTGGATTTGGCAGAGTTACTGAATCTATTTTAACAAGAATTCATCAAGAATTTAACACCAATGTGATGGGCATTAATTATTTTGGACAAAAGCATGATTTCCCATTCAACATTTTTGCGGCATCCACAAAAAGTGGGCAGCAAGTAGATCCATATGGATTTAAGTATCTTGAAGAACTTTATAATGCTATTAAGCCAGATATTATTATCGCCTTTAATGATGTTTGGATTATTAAATATTACTGGGAAATTTTAAAAAAATATAAAGAAGAAGATGAATTTAAGTTTGTTGCTTATTTTCCTGTAGATGGTGGTGGTTGGTTTCCTGAGGTAGTGGAATTCCTTAATGATATTGATCTTTCAATTACATATACAAATTTTGCTGCTAATGTAATTAAAGAAGCTGGTTATACTGGCAGAATTGAAACTTTAGAGCATGGTATTGATAGTGATATTTTTTATAGAAAAAATAAACAAGAATGTAGAGATATCATTGGCAGCATGAAAAAAGATGATTTTATTGTTTTTAATGGCAATAGAAATCAACCACGCAAAAGAATTGATTTAACCATCATGGCATTTGCAAAATTTGCTGTTGGAAAACCGAATACTAAACTTTATCTTCATATGGGGATTAAAGATTGTGGTTGGGATATTGTTCCACTTTTTAATGTGGAAATGGCAAAAAATGGTGTTGATTCTGAAGGAAGATTATATCTTTCGGGAACTGATATTACTCCAGAAAAAAATAATATTACTCCAGAAGTTTTAAATATTGTTTATAACTCTTGTGATGTTGGTATCAATACTTCTGAGGGTGAAGGTTGGGGTCTAGTACCATTTGAAATGGCAGCAACTGGTTGCCCACAAATTATTCCTAATTATGCAGCAAGTGCTGAAATTTTTGCAGATTGTGGAGAACTTGCTGACATTGCCTTTATGGGAAAAGATATAAATTATGGTATTGATAGAGCTTATGTTTCTATTGATAGTGTAGTAGAAAAACTGAATAAATTATATTCAAATAAAAAATATTATGCAACACAAGCAAAGGCATGTGCTAAGATGACTCAAAATCCCGCATATCAGTGGGATAACGTTGCTAAAAAAATGCTCACATATTTACAATCTATTTGAGGAAAATTATGACACCACAAGAACTTAAAGAAAATTTTACAAATCAATTTAATACTATTGTTGATGAAATTGGCAATCTTGAAAGTCAATTGACTACAAAAAAAGAAATGGCATTAAAACTTAAAGGTGCTCTTGAAGCATTGAGTATTTTAGAACCATCAGAAGCTGTAGAACCTTCAGAACAAAAGCCTGAAGAATAATAATCAAACCTTCCTTATAAATAAAAGGAAGGTCTTTTTTTATAAATGTCTGCTATAACCATCAATATTGTCATTGAGAAAAATACAGATTTCTCTGCAACTTTTACTATTAGAAATTTTGATGGTTCGTATCTGAATCTAACTGGATATACTGCAGAAGCAAAAATGAAAAAAAGTTATTATACTTCTAATTCTGTTCCTCTTACAGTAGGATTTGTTGATAGAATTAAAGGTATAATTTCTTTGTCGTTACCTGCTGCAACTACTGCAACTTTAGATCCTAAACGTTATGTTTATGATATTGTTTTAACTTCTCCTGCTAGTATTAAAACCCGAGTAGTAGAAGGAATTGCTACAGTAACTCCAGGGGTAACATAGTGTCTGATTATCAAGTAACATTAAATCAACCATCTTATTTGGTAACTGGTGAAAATCCAGATCTTTATAGGGTCGGTATTGATTATCAATCTCCACCAAAATCAATTCAATATCAAAATTTAATTATTGATGATCTTTCTGGTCAATTTGATTGCATTAAAAAAACTTTTGATATTAGAATTGGTGGAATTTTGTATAATGCTTTGAATGATCAACAACTTATCATATCTATAAATAACATTATATTGCAGCCTGGTGTAGGATATTCTGTATCAGGAAATCAGATTACGTTTGCTACTGCTCCCTGTAATGTTCCTTTTTTTGGTATTGCTTTAGCAAATACTGCTGATTTAACAAGAACTATTAATTATGTTGTTGATTATGGTTCAAGTGCAATCACTATTGGTGATAAAGGTTGTCTTGCAATTGATGTCACAGGTGTGATAGAATCTTGGGTATTGGTTGCTGATAAAATTGGTAGTTTAGTTTTGGATATTAAAAAATCATCATATGCTGATTATCCAAACGTTACTACAATATGTGGGGGAAATAGACCCTCATTAGTAACTCAAAATAAAAATACCAGCGATAATTTAAGTGCTTGGAATAAAGTTCTTAACGCTGGCGACATTCTTAATTATAATGTTATTTCAGCGGCGGGAATTAATAAATTTTCAATCGCACTGAAAATAAAATTATAAATAGATTTGAACTAATTACAAAAATCAATTTTTTCCTTGGAGGAACTTTTACATGGCTCTTTTAGTCCCAAATATTGGTGAGGTAGATTCGCTTCGCACTTTGCTAAATGCGACACATCAGATCCCAAGAAACTTGGTTCTGAAGCTTTTTACTTCTAACACAACTCCTGCTGAAGGTGATGTTCCTTCGGCAACTGCTTATTTTGAACCATACAACTCAACCAATACAAATGGTTATGGTTCTGCTCCAACCACTGGTTATCCACTACTTGTAAATAATCGTTCTGATCAAGATTATACTGCTAACTACGGAGTTTTACTTAATGGCAATCGCTGGACAGTTACTACTGCTTCAGATCCTGTAGCTTCTTCTACTAATTCCACTGGTTCTTCTGGCGCATTTCAAATTACTGTGACTGGTCTTACTGGTACAGTTAGCGTAGGTAACATTGTTTCTGGTACTGGTATTGCTTCTGGTGCTAAAGTAAGTAATGTAAGTGGATCACTCATTACTTTAAATACGGCAAACACTGGTACTGTTTCTGGTGCTATTAGTTTTAGTGGTGGTGTTACAACTGCAACATATCCCGAGCAAGTATTTACTTTCACTGCCGCTGCTGGAAACATTTATGGTTATTATCTTTCCAGAGCACAGAATATGCCTGTTGCCATTCAAGGTGTAGCAGATGCTGCTACCTCTACTGCTAATGGCACTTCTGCAAAAGGTGATAATAGTAATCCTTGTATTGGCGTTGTTGGTAATAACTATATTACTCTTCCTAACGTTGCAAACGTAATGGACAATGTTACTGTAGGCCAAAGAATAACTGGTAACACTGCTGTTGCTTCTGGTACAACAATTACTGGTGTTGATAATGCTCTTAGAAGAATTTATCTGTCTTCTACTTTGACTGATAACATTCAGGTTGCTACTGACTCCAGTATTGATTTGAATTGGTCTGTAGTATCTACAGGTGCTACTGCACACAACCTTCAAGTTGGTGACGTAATTTATATTGCCGCTGGTTCTGGTGGTTCTACTGTAACTCCTGGTCACTATACTGTATTCAGCACAACTAGTACTAGTTTTACAACATCTCCTGCTCTTGCGGGTGCTGGTAATGCAACTCTGCTGCCAAGCATTCTGTTTGCTGAAAGATTTACAAATGGTCCATATCCCATTCAAAACAACGGCGACCAAATTAAGATCACTCTGAATGTTAGCCTTGACTGATTTTTGATAAAATTACTTATATTATTCAGTTTGAGGGATTGCCTATGGGTAATCCCTTTTTAATTTAGAGGTAGTATTAATGGTTGTATTTTCCTACAATTCAGAAATTAGCGAAACTTTGATTTCGTCAGTAGGAGATGTTGTACCTAATTTTGTATTCAGTTACAAAACTAATAATTCAGAAATTATAACAATTGTAGATTATTCTACTATTGATCAATCAATTGATACATTTATTGATTTAGGTAATTTAGATATTACTTATGAATATTTTGATTACAAATTTATTGATGCTTCATATACCAATAAAATATTTACTGCTGGAGGAAGTTCACAATCCTCTGCATCTTACAATAATATTGTCGCAGGAAATATTAGAGTTTATAATTATAAGTCAGAAAATAATATAATTTTTACTTGGGTAGGTAACGGTACTTTATTTGAAATGGGTGGTGATATTACCCTAATTGTTGCTCCTGGAATTACGGGACCCCCTCGACACACAAATGCATACATTGGAAACGGAAATATTAATTTTGAAGGAGAATCAGATACAGCAAAATATTATTATGGTGGAACATTACCATTAATTACTGGTCCAGTTACATATAATTACGATTCTATTGTTGTAAATGCACCTTACTCCACTGATTATGGACGTATTTACTCTACAACCACAAATGCGTTTGATTATGGTGCAATATCAGAAACAGAAACAAATAGAATTGATTATGCAAACGATTTAATTCAGACATATAAGTATCCATTTGGATCCGAATTCCTGTATTCGTATACAGAATATAATTTTGCACCATCCTATAATGGGTCTGGTGCTATTTCTATTATTAGAAGCGGCATAGAATTTAATTCATCTTCTCCAATTATTATTGGTGAAGGTACATTATTTGCTTTTAATAATATTAGCACATATTCCTTATTTACTCCCGCTCCATCTGGATTTGGATTATTTAATATTACAGGTACATCAAATAATTCTCATAATTATACCTATCAAGCATTTACAGAAACTCAAGTACCAGATTATAAAAATTATGGTGATTTAGATTTATATTCAATTTATTTTGATTATGGATTTATTAACAATGAAGTATTAGAACCTATTCAAGATTATGGATTACTTGAATATCCATTTAGATTTGGTTCATATAGATTTGATTCTTCTGCTGAAATAAGTTTACCAAAACTTTATGTTGGAGTTGGATCGTTCTCAACTATTTCGGGATCATCACAATCAAAAACAAATACTATTGAAATTAAATCAGAAACCTCTCTGTTTACGATTTCTGGTTCTGCTTACACTATTCAACCAAGAATTAATCAAACATACACATATACTGCTTCAGACGTTCTTTACACCTCTGGAAGCTTAAATGAAGCATTTGCATACAAATACTATAGAACAAAATCATTTAGTATTAATTCTATTGACCTGGGAGCAATTAATGATTATGCATCTACAACCGATTATGGTCTAATAACAGACATATTTACAAGTGCATATGATTATGAATACCTTGTAGATAAAAGTATCACTGATGGTAAAAACCTTACCAATATTATTGGAACTTCTGAACCTGTCATTAGAACTTTTGATTATACTGGAATTGGTCAAATTAGTACATTTAAATCTGCATCTATCACATTTGCAGAACCGACTACACAAGAAATTCTTGCTGAAGGATTTGAGTTATTTTCCTTTACTGGATCTTGTAACATTACGTTTAATTCCACATATCCTTATAATGGATCTGGATTTATATATTCTGATCTTGAGTCAAATAATTCTTTCTCAAGAAAATATATTTTTATTACACAATCTGAAGATCTTTACTCCACATTGGATCTTGGTAGTGTTGTTGAAAATGGATCTACAATTGATTATGGAACGATTAATGCAAGATCAACTTCTGGAATTAATTATGGATTAATTGTAGCAGAATCTGATCTTCCATATAAGGGTTATAGAGTTTTCTATGGATCTGCAGATTCTGATTATACACATTTATACATTAATTCTGGTTCTGGAACTAAAAAATTATTTGGTGGATCTGCACAAACAGAATCTATTATTACAAAACAACAAGAAACTACTGATCTTTTTGAAATCAATGGTTCTTCATCATCTAATACTACTTTAATACTTACTAGTACTGGTACTAGTTATGTGTATGGTGAATCTACAAACAAGTATACACACAGATATTCAAATTCTTCAATCAATACATTCTCGTTTGTTGATTTTGAAAATATTATAACTTCTGGTTCAACAACTAACTATGGTTCTATTGGTATTGATAGTGATCAAGAAATTGATTATGGTTACATCATCAATACTGATTATGTTTATCCATACGGTAAATTTATTTACTCTGGTTCGTGTAGTGAAGTTCGCACGCCACCAGCATATAATGGATCTGGTTCAAATAAAATTTCTGGAACAGCAACAGTTGCATTTATTGAACCAATTCCACAAATTTATGTTGAAAGAGATTATGGATTATATGCAATTAATGGTTCTGCAACAACTGCATATAAAACTTCTTA